ATGATTTGTGTGATATTGGAATTGAATTATTTCAAAAGTTAAAGGAATGGTGTTGAAATGAAATACAAACTGGAACTTACAGAAGAACAGGCAAAACTCGTATCTAACGCTTGTGATTTATATTGTAGGATTGGACTTGGACAGTTTGATAGAATTGTGGAATTCTGTATGGATAAGGAATTTATCGGAAGAACAGAGAAAATGTCTGATGAAGAATTTCATGATTGGTTAGACCGTAGAGATAAAGCGGAAAATAAAATGTACGAAGCAAGAGAATTTATCTTTCCTAAATTGCAAGGAAAATTACACACTTATGGAATTGGTCATGATACAGAATCTAACATGGCATGGAATATCCATCAGGTGTTAAGGTATTATGTTGGAAATGATGAACGGAAACCGTTTGCAGTGTATGGAGAGTTACCTAAGATTGAGAAGGTGGAAGAATAATGTGTAGCACATGTAATCATAAAAAATTTGAAACTGTTCTGGTTAACGGAACTGCAAAACTGGAAGGTAGAATTGGCGTAGGTAAAATGGTTCTGCGTTGCGACACTACAGGAAAGAATTGGAAACTTGGTGTGGACGATAATCACAAAGATGAATTCACTGTGTATTATTGTCCCACTTGTGGAAGGAAGTTGTATTGATGAAATTCGTGATTTATGAGGAAGTGATATTGTGGATTTAACAATTGAAACAAAACAGTATAAATTTACAGCATGTTATTTTTTTGATTATATTATTATCTTTCTTATTCATAAATTAAATGCTACTCCATGTGAAAATTCCTCTTATGATTTAACTAAAAAAGAAGTAAGGGAACTTATTGAACATCTCAAACAAAATAACTATGGTGATGGGAGAGATTTCTGGATTGTTGATAATTTAATTACTATGGAGGGAATGATGAGCCATAAAGACAAGGCAACACTTAGATTTTGGTAAGAATGATAGTAGAGGTGATTATATGAAGAAATTTTTAACAGCAAGTGCTTTGGCACTGGCATTTATGGTAGGTGCGTGTTCTCCAGTGAGTGAAGTAATTGCGGAACAGAAAAAATATCCTTTTACATTATGGGATAAAAACGATTATGGAACAGTTGAAACAATGGTTCTTTTAGATGAAGATACTGGTGTTCATTATATTGTTGTTAATAACGATGTATTTCATGGTGGGGGTGTCACAATTACTCCTAGATTAAATGTAGATGGAAGTTTATATGTAGATAAATGAGGTGATAATATGCTTTGTGGATTTTTAGCACCTGATGGTACATATACATCATGTCCAATGTTTGCTCATACGGAATGTGCGTTGGATATAGTTCTTGAAGTTTATGGAGAAGAATTTTTCAATGGCATTTTCGCAGAAGATTTTCTGTATGAAAAAGGATATGTTATTTTCTATGCCAGAAATGCACGATATAGATTCTTTTTAATTAATCAGGATGGAACAAGAGAAGTTAATTTATTAACTGATGCTCAAATTGATTTTATTATTAATCATTTGGAACAGGCAAATAACATTGAACAAAATGGTGATATGTTAGAATTATTACAGTGGAACGAAGATATAAAAGAAGATTCTGTGTTGACAATGAAAGACAACGAAAAAGAACGTTGGTTTATGAAATAAATGTGAAGGTGATTATATGAAAACAAGAACAGAAACGGTTACAAAAGAGATGACTATTTATATTGCGGAAGATGGTAAGGAATTTACTCATGAAGGTTCATGTAAACAATATGAAAGAGATTTGGAACGTAATCGTAAAAAAGTAGAAGTTGATAAATTGAAAGTGGCAGGAAATGTATTTCCACCTTATATTGTTGATGACATTGAAGAAATTGAAGATGAGACAACTACAACATGGTATAGAGTAAATAATGAGGAAGAATTAGAAAAGATATGTAATTATTATGGTATTCATATTGGAAGATTCAAACATAAAATTGACACTTATCCAGAAATGATTGCAATTTCTCGTTATGATTATGAATATCACGAAATTACATTAAGTGAATTTATCGAAAAGTCAAAAAGTTTTTGGCGTAATTTGGGGTTTGAAATGGTTTTAAAATGCCAATAAAAGTGTCATTTGGTTGGAGTTGATATTATGAAACAAAAAACTTTATATACTTGTGAATATTGTAATACAGATTATGCAGATAAAGAAAAGGCATTAGAGTGTGAACATAAACACAAAGTATTGGAAACTGCAACTATTGTTGGAGTTTATAAATCAATTAATAGTGTACAAGATGGATTGCCTTTAAAGATTAGAGTAAAATTTAAAGATTCAGATAAATGGATTGAATATAAGAGGTGATTAAATGGAAGTATTAAGAATCGACAAAACAACGCAAGAAGTTGTTGTTACATTAAATTCATCTGAACTTGTTGAACTTTCCAACATTTTTTATGAAGCACAAAAAGAAAAAGATGTGAAAGCAAGATTTTACGCATTATATGCAGATTTGATTATGTGTAAAGATTTATGCCAGTATGGTCATATCGATGCTTTTAGTTTTGAACGAATGTTGGAATGTAGAGAAAAAGTTAAGCAATTAAATCGAGGATAATTTATGAAAGAAAAAGAAATAGATATTACGACAACACAAAAAGTATATGAATTAACTAAAAATGAAATTGATTTAATAAAAGAATCTTCTTATCGTGAAGGAATTTATGATGCTAACCATTATATTTTATATTGTGTGTGCAATACCAAATATAGAATGAATTTGTGGTGGATTAATCACTTTATTACAGAATTAGGAAATTTTGTGGCAGGAAGAAGTGATATAATTGAAAATACAAAAAATATTACATTTCAGCAATATATTGATGGGAAAAGGTAAGTGATATTTATGATAAATAAAATATTAATATTTGTTCCTTTTTTAATGATATTATACATGATATGTATTACTATTAGATATGAAAATACAACAGTTCCATTATGGCATGTGCCAATTTTAATCGTTTTAATTGTATTGACTATTAATGTTAGTATATCTTTATTAATAGATTTTGTTTATGGTGTATATATGTGTGGTAGAGAGAAGGATGAATTATGATATTTTTAAATAAAGAAAAGAATGAATGTGTAATTACTTGTGGTTGTGGTTGTATGGAAGGAGTATCTATCCATATTGACAAAGAAGATGAAGATTTTTATTGTTTTGAACATCTTATGGATACTCAGTGGAATATTAATCAGTATGGTTTGTTTTGGAGATTAAAGAAAATTTGGCATATTTTAAGAGGTAAAGATTATTATTATTCTGAACTTATTATGAATAAAGAAGAATTTGAACAGTTTAAAGAGTTTATTAATCAGTTTTGAGTAGGTGATACAGATGAAAGCAGTTTTAGTTATGGATATGCCTGAATGCTGTGATAAATGTTTTATGTTAGATGATAGTGGAGACTATCCTATGTGCCGTTTTACACAAGAAGTTAGAGGCTATAATTTTAGAACACGAGAAAGAAAAATGGATAGATGTCCTTTAAGAGAACTTCCCAAAAAGATGGAGGGAAACCTTTCTATTAAACTTCAATGGGGAGATTATGAGGATGGTTGGAATAACTGCATTGATATAATTGTAGGTGAATAATTATGGGATTAATTATATATAATGCAGACCATGAAGAACCAGATTGTATGCGTTGTTGTAATTTAAACAATGGAGATAAGTTCTGTTTTGAAAATTGTGGTGCAGAACATTGTTGGAATGGATATCACAGAACTGAACATTCTGATTTATTTGATGGTCACTTAGAGTTTGATGAATATATAAATTTAATAACACAATATTTAATAGGAAAATATAAAAAGGACTGATTTGATTATCAGTCCTTTTATAATATAGAGAGAAATGTAGGAGATTATATCGAAGTATATTATGTAAGAGAAACTGGATTAACCAGTTTTCTCCTTATCTTGCTTTGGAACAAAATCAATAATAAGGTCATAACCAATGGCTTCTGCCATTTCACGCAATGTATCTGTGGTGCAATTCTTTTGCTTAAAAGCCATAGATACAGCACTTTGAGACTTATTCATTCTGTTGGCAAGGTCTTTGACAGTTATTCTTTCATAGAGCATAATCTGTCTGAAATAAATATAAAGTTCTTCTGCGTTGGTAAACTTCACAGAAACACCTCCTTGGAATTCATTTCCACTCACTATATTTGAATTATATCATTTTTAATAGTTTTAATCAAGTTTGTATTTGATTTTTTGTATAAAATTTACCTGAAAAATATAAAATAAAACTTGCATTATTATGGTAAATATGGTATTATATAGACAGATGATAAGTGACTAAGCAGTTACTTATTAGCCAGCAAGAAAATTGTATAGGGAAGGGGGAACAGTATGATGGAGTTTCATAGATACGATGTAATAGAAGTTGAAAATAGAAATGCCACTGGTTCTGTGCAAAGCAAAAGAAGACCATGTATAATTGTAAGTAATGAACGTGGTACTTCAAGTGCAGAAGTAGTAACAGTAGTTCCTCTAACTCATGTCATTAAAAAAGAATATTTACCAACACATGAATGTCTTGATGTAGAGACAGAAAATGGGCTAGAATACTATTCGATGCTTCTTGGTGAACAACTAACTACTATATGCAAAAGTGAAGTTGTAAGAAAATTGGGAGTAATTACAAACCCAAATCAGAAAAATAAAGTAAATAAAGTATGTTATTTATCGTTCTTCTATGGTGAAAAAATTAATTGGAAGGAAGTGTTACGATGAGAGAAAGCAAAAGAAAATACAATCGTACAGTCGTTACCAAGTATGTTTCTAAAAAAGAAGCAAAAAGGTTAATAGATGAATCCCCTTCTGATAATATTTGTGTAACTATTATTAATGTAGAAACACATACCAGTGGGAATACAGAATGGATGAAAAAGTTTGATGGATATAAACTGATTGAAAAAGCGAAATCCATTGATTACGAAAACCATTCCTTTTTTGGAAGAATGGAACTTATGAATGTTTTGAAAGAACCGAATTTTATTCACTGTATTACTTTTGCACAAAAAGAAGCAATAGATGAATAAAATGGAAAACAAACAAATGTTCGTAAAAAATCCAAAAAAATACTTGACAAACGAATGTATGTTTGGTATAATAAGGATGTAAATAAGAAAAGACCTCACTACTGGCTCGGCAAAGTTTGTAGTGAGGTCGAAACCAAAAACATTACAAGACACTGAAAAGAATCTTATAATATACAGGATACACCTGCTCTTTTATTTTACATATTTTTTCTTCTCATGTCAATGTGGTGTTTTCCACAAAAATTCCTTATTTAAATAACAAAAACTTAATAAAATGTATATCCTCTGACTGTTAGGAAAGAACTAACGGCTAGGTTCATAGGAGTGGGTAGTTCACTCGTCCGAAAGGATAACGCTTTAATCTAGTAATGGTTATGTTGACTGCCATGTTTGTAATTACAATCAAACGAACCAAGGAGAACGTAAGTAGTTTGAAAGTGATTGAAAGTTATCAGATGCTAGACGCAATGCCACTGCGAAAGTGTGGAAGTAGGGAAATGCTGTCCTGCGTGGGGTTATACATATAATGTGCATCCTTGTTAGTTGGAGTAACGGATAGTTAGGAGAGTAGCAATCTGTAACTATCTTGGTAAAACTATCACCCCATAAGGGTCTTTAGCTTAGATGGTCAGAGCAACCGCCTCATAAGCGGTCGGTCGAAGGTTCAAGTCCTTCAAGACCCATTTAGTATGATGATTTGCTGATTAAACTTCTGCAAAACGTCTTTCAAAATTTTTAAACATAATACATAACTTTTCATCTAAAATGTGATTTTTGTTTTTTACATACAAAAGCATTCATTTTTACGGGAAGTTAGATTAGTAAATCATCATGCAATAACGGGCTATGGTGGAACAGGCAGACACGATGGACTTAAAATCCATTTGCTTTGAGCAGTACGGGTTCAACTCCCGTTAGCCCGATTTAGTCTTAGGACATGTGGTTGATATTTTCAGCCACAATCTAGGGAAGTGGCGAAATGGCAGACGCATAGGGTAGCACCCTAGCATGGTTACATGTGTGAAGGTTCAAATCCTTCCTTCCCAATCAGATATCAATTTAATACTGGTCGAAAATTTGTCTGGTAAACAAATTGGTTTAAATTGATATCTACACGTTCCTTTCTAGGTTCATAAAGGGTTATAGAGTTGCTATGTATCGTGACTGAGAAATCAGTCACAATCTGGAGAGCGTTAGTGTAACGGTTAGCACACCCTTTACGGGGTAGAGTGGTTCAAATCCACAGTTCTCCAAATTTATAATGGCAACGTACCGAAATTGGTTATAACGGCACTGACTTGAAATCAGTTGTGTCGGCTTTGCATCCGACATGGGGGTTCAAATCCCTCCGTTGCCGCTACTTGGGTGGAATGTCTTATAATCCCATTGCTCTGTTGTAAATAACATCATAAATGCGTAAGACAAGTGCAATGAAGTTTGTGTGGTTTTAATTGCACAACATCTGATGTGTCATACTTATACCACAAGCACACATTAGATTCTGGCTTATCGTTCTGAATTGTTTTCAGCCAAGTCAAAACCGATTAAGCGTACTTTAACAATGTGGGAAGTCCATAATTATGGAAGATGGACAAGTTTGTATCTGTGTGGATGGTTGGTACAAACAACGATAGTGCAATATATGCTATTCTCTTTTATTGAACTATCATACTGTAATCTAAATATCTTGTATTTTTTCTGCCTATTTGAGATTCAAGATATTAACATTATTACAGTCGTTCAGTTTTCATCGTGACAGAGGTGAAAGCGAAAATGGAAATCGAAGTATATTATATAGGCTGTCACCTTAAATGTAGAAACGATTTCTGGTTGTTGGTTTTTAGATTCTGGTTCATACATAGTCATGTAACCACAGTTGAAGGTACTGAATAATCTGTTTACAACAACATACATAACTATCACTCAAATGATAGACTTATGCCTGTAAAATATCTCAGTGTGGGAACTGAGATAGCCATGACGATGGCAAAGTAATCGTTAGCCAAGAGGTAAAGGCTCTGCTCTTTTCACAGCAGGAACACTGGGTTCGATTCCCAGTACGATTTTTCATTAAAATTCAAAAATCAAAATTTAAAAGGAGATGTTAATTATGGCTACAACTGAAAGAATGTCCGTACACAAATGTTTAGCGGAACTGAAAACAATGGATAAAAGAATCATTGATGCAATCGATACAGGTAAATACTGTATTGCAAACAAACATTCTAATATGAAGATTTCTGGCATTACTCTGACAGATTACAGAGCAAAAATGCAAGGTGATTATGACAGAGCAACTTCTCTAATCAAAAGAAGAAATGCCATGAAAAAAGCACTGGTTCTGTCCAATGCAGTTACAATGGTAAAAATCAATGATATTGAATGTACTGTTGCAGAAGCCATTGAGATGAAAAATCATGGCGTTGAGTATGACCAGTACCTTCTGGCAGAACTGAAAAAACAGTATCATAAAGAACAGAATACTATCACTATGAGAAATGGTGATGAACTGGAAAGAAAAGCAGAAAAATACATTGTAGAAATGTATGGTTCTAATGAAGATGCTAAGAAAGGCGAAAATGCTTCTCTGGCTAAAAAAGAATACATTGAACAGAATTCTTATGATTTTATTGATGAAATTAAAATCGTTGATAAAATTAGAGAACTGGAAACAAAAATCAATGATTTCCTCGTTGAAATTGATTCTGCTCTGTCTGTGAGCAATTCTCTGACAGAAATCGAATTTACTTATTGATAAGTGTTTCTAACTAAATAAAAATATCCATCGTTTATCGGAAACTTTTAACTATCATTCATTTGTCTTTTAATCGGAAAGTAGACCAATGTAAAAAGATAAATAAAATCCGATATTATCAAGAACTGCCCTGTTAAGGCATTATTCTTAAAAACATATTACATATTTTACAAGATGAAATTATATTCCCGTTATAGAAACGGATTCTAATGCACTGTAAAGTTCAATGTTCAAGGTTTAAAGAATTAAAGTTCAATGCTCAAAGTTCAGTTCTAAATAATAAAGTTAAAAGTGCAAAGAAGGGACTTATATTCTATTAAAAGATTGTTTAATGATTTAATTTGGAATATAGTATGTACTCAATTTATGATGATGTTGGTTTCTTATAGTCCCGATAAAGAAAAACGTTTTACAAAATCCTTGAGTTACAGTTTGGAGTAATGATATTGTCCGTAAGCATCTGCAAGGCTGATAAACGGTGGGTAACTTATATAATATGAGAAGTATGTAGGAAAATAAAAACAATCTGCAATACCCGTCTAAGTACATCCTCGTTAATCTGATTCTGGATAATGTACTCCACATTGTAGGCAAACATCGTGAAAATTTGTTTTATTTGGGGTTCGATTCCCCAACTTCTCATCATCGGAAGTCATTTCATGATTGTACCCCTTCCATATAGAATAGGTTGTTGGATTCGTAATGTATCTGCAAATATATTACAACGGCAATTAATCTTTCAGCCTATTCTATATAATATGCATAGAATGGAGTAGGATAAATGCATAAATCACTATTACTCACACTGAATAAAATCATCTTTCCTTTATGATTTAGCATTTTGTACATATCATTCCTTTAGAAATAAAAACCTCGTTTTAGTGTTTATCCTATTAAGAAGGTTCGATTCCTTCACTATGCCTATACAACGGATTCTAAATGAAATTCATTGTAGTTCCTCTAAAATGTTTGTGATAGTCTTTGGTGTAAAAGATTATCACATTATGGGCAGAAGAAAGTATACATTTCCACCACAACTACCACGAATGTATATATGGCTTAACCTTTGTTCGATTCAAGGACTGCCCCTTAAACAGAAAGTGTTGCCTAATTAACTTTCTTGTTTCAATCCTTTTATTTTATACTGACGGTATCTGCCCCGTCAGTAACATGGGCTGAGTACGGTTACTATCCACACTGGTCAGCACAGTGTAAGCCCAAAGTCTAATTGTTAATCTAAAATTTTAAATTCCTTAATAGGTTATTACGGTTTCTATTTTTAATAACCTAACCTCTTATCATTTGTATTGATTCTTGGAGAGGACAGTGTTGGTTTTGTTCTCTCCGCTATCTCTAAGTCGGTATAGTGTAATGGTTAACACACCAGACTTCCACTCTGGGGATTGCGAGTTCGACCCTCGTTACCGACTTTACGCACAGATGTTTTGTCGGCATCTATGCAACAACTGTTAGCCACAGTTGAAAATCTCAACACTTCAATTCCGTCATGTGTTGAGGTGATACGATGTTTCTGTATGGAAATGTCATTTATATTCTTTTTTGGAAACACGGATGGGGAAGACCACAGTGTATAGAAGGTGGTCATGTTTATGTCTGAGGATTGGTTGGCATAAACTAAGCAAATGTGCCTTGTACGGTAGGCTCTTAGTGAATCAATAGTATTTAAATTATTTATCTACCATTAAGAAAGAGAGGTGTGAACCTTCTTTTCTTTAGGGTAGGCTCAATATTTTGAAGAAAACATGGTTGCCCACAAACACTAAGAATGGTTCAATTCCATGCATCTTGCCTTTGTCGGAGTGATGACCCGATAAAATACTAGGTAAAATCTCTTGTTTTTCATCTAGTAGTTCCTTTCTGTAGTCTTTGGGCAGTAGAATCTGCCCAATATGGGGAAGTAGTTTAACTGGTAAAACATGGCGTTTGGAAGATTATATGTTGCCAAGTTGAGCGTTCAAGTCGTTCTTTCTCCACTCCTTAATTACAGGAAGATAGGATGTGGTTATCATTACGCAAATAAAAAATTACATACTAACAGATGGTCAACGTTTTATATTTCGTAATCATCAAGGAAAATATGTTCCCTCATATGGGGAATCTATGGCAGAACATTACACAAAAGTTCAAGCAGAAAATATTCTTAAAAACTGTTTGCCAAAACCTTTAAAAAAGATATTTAGAGTACAGCAAGTAATTGTTGCAGACCCCAAAGAAGTAAAAGCATTAACTAATGAACAGTTAAATGAAAATACTGAAAAGGTAATGGAAACGGATTATGTTTCTCAATGGCTAACCAAGTTAGAAGAACTAAATGGATTGGCTGATGAAGCAAGTAAACGTAGAGAAGAATTAAGAAAACAATTAAGTGTTATAGACCAAGAGAAATCTGACGAAGAACACTATATTGAACTTGTGAACTGTAATGCTTATCAAGGATACCAAGCATATGCAAGACTTAAAAAGATTATGATTAAAAGACGTTCCATTAAAAACGAACTAACTGTATTAAATATTATCTTAGATAAAGAAGTAGGAAAAGTTGTTTCTGAGGATATTAAAAAACAAATTTCTGCTTTAGATAAAAGAAAGTATAACCCAAGACAAAAGGCAGAGTTGTTTAACATATAAAGGGGGTTAAGCCGATGGATGGAGTAATAGATGTAGGTATGCAAAATTATATATATGAATTATATAAAGATAATGCCTACAAATTGCAACGAATGGTTGACAAAATGATTGCAAAATATGGTGGAATATCTGGAAAAGATAGAGATGATTTTTACTCTATCGCAGGTGACACTATTTCAGACATTTTAGATTCCATTAAAAATCCAAGGGCTGACAGACCTACATATGATAAAACAAAAGGTAATTTTGAAGGTTACATTTATCGTGCAATCAAACTTGCTATTATAGATAATATCAAGTACAGGAATGCAGAGAAACGAAGTTCTCGCATTGTAGATGACAATGGGGATGTACACTATCTCCAAACAGTATCTATAGAAACTCCGATTGGCGAAGATGAATCTTTTACAATCGGAGATTTTTTATGTAATCAATCTGATGGTTTAGATTTCTTTGAATCGTCAGAATTAAATAATCAATTCCTAGATGAACATATTGAAAAGTTTCTATCTAGTTTATCTGATTTGCAGAATAAAATTCTAAGAATGAAAATGGAAGACATGACTGGACAAGAAATTCAAGATGCTTTAGGAATTACAAGAAAACAATATGAACTACAGTTAAAGGAAATTAAATCCTATGAACGATTAAAAATTTTACGCAGAAATGGTTCTGGATTTAGTACGAAAAAAGGAGATGATATCATGAGCAGTTTACCGAACACATCAGAAAAAACTAAAGACACTAATATCTCTGTATCTTCTATGCGAAAAAAATTAAAAAACAGAGAATGGAGAGATGACCATTTATTACAGAGATATTCTGGCATGTGGAATAGTTTTGAAAAAAGTGAATTAATGGTAGATATGATGTGGGGCAAAGCACTTACTCAGATTATTGTGTCTGAGGAAATCAGAGATGGATTAATTTATCGTTGGCTAATTGATGGCAAACAGAGATGCAATAATATTGATTCTTTCTGTGCGGGTGATTTTGCTATTAGCAAAAAAGTTCAGCGTCCATTTATTGTATATCAGACTACAAAAAAGACAAAAGATGGAGAAATTTGTTGTGATGAATATGGAAATCCTGTTTATGAAGAAAAAACTTTTGATGTAAGAGGTAAAAAATTCTTTCAGTTGCCACAGGAGTTACAGGAAAGTATTCTTGATTATCCTATTCCAGTATTAATGAATCTGAACTGTGACAGAATTGAGATTGCCTATGATATCGCAAGATTCAACAGGGCTAGACCAATGAATAAATCTCAGAATGGTTGGACAGAGATGGATGAAAGTTGTGCATTTTATATCGATAGAATTATTGATGAAATGCAGTTTTTTAAAACAGATTTTGTCGGTTCTAATTACACCAACAACAATAAGTTGAAAGGTGAAATGCGTAGAATCGTTACTGATAGTATTATGCTTACATATTTCCCCGATAAATATAATAAAGAATTCGGTGTGACTTGCAAAAATTTTGCAGAAGAAGTGAGAGAAGATACCTACGCTAACTTTATTTCTTTAGTTGAAAGAATTAGTAAAGTTGCAAATGAGGAAACAGAAAAGGTATTTAATTCTACTCATTCTAAGATTTGGTTTGCATTATTTAATAAATGTAGTAAATACGGTATTACTGATGAACAATTTGTAGAATTCATTAAAGCATTTAATGAAGAATTAAGCGAAACAGAAATTGACGGATTTACTTATAATACAATCGGAAATAAAAGCACAAAAGACAACAGTGTATTACAGAGAAAAGTAAAACATCTGGAAACTTTAATGAAAATGTATTTTGACGGTTATAGTGATGACGAAGATACTTTTGTGTTAGATTCAAACTGGTGCGATTATGTTGAGAAGTTTTCAAAAACAAGACTAATGAATAGCATTGATATGGATGAAACCTCTTTAATTAAAGTAGCAATTCAGACGATGATGCTTATTAATAAAAAAGAAGATATTAGTCATGATGCTATGCAGGAATATATTGAAGATGAATTCATTGAAGAAGAAACAATGGAATATATTACTGTTCTTTGTGATATGTTAGTTGATTATACAGATAGAGTTATTGAGAATCCAGAAGTATTGAGTGAATCAAACATTCCAGTGCTTGTAAGTAGCGTTGCTTACTTAATGGATAATGAAGATGATATCAGTGAGAAAGAATATCTTGAATATCTGCCAACATGGATTAATAAATGGAAATTTGGGGCAGATTCAGAAACAATGATTCATAATTATAATATGGTAATGGATGATTTAGAAAATAATATTTAAGGGGCGTGAATGATATGACTTTTGGTGAAATGAGAGATAAAATGCAGGAGCATTTTAAAGAAATGACAAAAGACAATACACCTTTGTTCTTCATTAATCTGGACAAAGGATTTATGTGGGAACTGTATCTTGACAGTTTCCCCGAAGGAACTAATGAAATTTTTAGGGAACGCAGAGAACATGATTGTGCTTGTTGCCGACACTTTATTAAAAGTGTTGGTAACGCAGTTACAGTTGTAGATAATAAACTAGTAACAATTTGGGATGTGGAACTGGGGGACACAACATATCAGCCTGTGTTTGATGCACTGGCAGAATATGTAAAATCTTATGTAATTTCTGATATTTACTATACAAAAGAATCCAGAATTGGTACACCACAGAACTATGAAGTTGTCGATGATAAAACAATTACATGGGAACACTTTTATTTTGATATGCCAAAACATGTAGTTAACAATACAAGGTATTCTAATGAAGAACTAAAAGGTACATTTAGAGATAAAAGAAATGTATTCAAACGTTCTCTGGATGAAATCACAACAGAAAGTGTAAAGGTTGTTCTTGAATTGATTTATGCAAATTCTATTTATCGTGGTTCTGAATGGAAAGGTGCTTTAGAAGAATTTTTAAAATATAAAAATGAATATGATACTGTTCCAGAGGATGAAAAAGCAAACTGGGCATGGTTGACTGCAACAAAAATTGGTGATGCAGTAGGTAAAATTCGTAATCATAGCATGGGTACTTTACTGACAGATATCAGTAATGGTGAATCTTTGGATGTTGCCGTAACTAAGTATGAAAGAATTGTTGCTCCAGAAAATTATAAGAGAACAAAAGGTCTGTTCACTCAGAAACAGTTGGATGCTTTGAAAAAAGATATTGTTGAAGGTGGATTCATGGAATTCTTGTCCAGAAGACATGCAAACTTGGATGATATTAAAGTATCCAATATCCTGTTCTCTAATAAAGATTCTGCAAAGAGAATTGAAAATGGAGATATTTTTGCTCAGATGGCAAAGAACACTAAATCTACAACAAAGAAATTCTCTAAAGTAGAAGAAGTAAGTATCGATAAATTTGTTTCTGAAATTCTACCTACAGCAAGAGAAATTGAAGCATATGTTGAAAACAAACATAAATCTAATTTTGTATCTCTGATTACTTCTATTAATCCAGAAGCAAAATCTATGTTAAAATGGGATAACCCTTTCTCTTGGGCTTACTCTGGCAATATTACAGACAGTTCTATGAAAGAAAGAGTAAAAGCGGCTGGTGGTAGAGTAGATGGTGATTTAAGATTCTCTATTCAGTGGAATGATTTAGATGCATATAATCCAAATGATTATGATGCACATTGCGTTGAACCTACGAATTATGAAATCTATTATGGTAATAGAAACCATCCTTCTCCATCTAAAGGTACTTTGGATGTGGATATTATTAATCCTAGAAGGAATGTTCCTGCTGTAGAAAACATTATTTATCCAGATAGAACAAAAATGAACAGTGGTACATATCATATGTTTGTCCATTGCTTTTCTCATAATGGTGGTAAGGATGGTTTCAAAGCAGAAATTGAATTTGATGGTGAAATTTATACTTATGAACATCGTAAAAATGTAAGAGATAACGAAAAAGTTACTGTAGCAAAGGTAACACTGAAAGATGGTAAATTCTCTTTAGATAGAGAATTAGAAGGTGTAAATAATTCTCAGAAAATTTGGAATATTGATACAAATAATTTTGTTCCTGTATCTGTGCTGATGCTTTCTCCTAACTATTGGGATGAACAGACAGGTATTGGCAATAAACATTATTTCTTCATGCTGAAAGATTGCGTAAATCCAGAAAATCCTAATGGTATGTTCAATGAATATCTTGGAGCAGAATGGAATGTACACAGACAGGCACTTGAAGCACTGGGAACAATGTGTTCTGTAAGAGACACAGATGACCAGTTGAGTGGTCTTGGTTTCTCTACTACAAAACGTGCAGAACTTGTTGTAAAAGTTAAAGGTGAAACTGAACGCATTATGAAGATTAAATTTTAATTGGAGGATATGATTATGGAAAATAAATTTGAATATGCTGTTAGAAATAAACTGAGATTTCCCTATAAAGGTACAATCTCTGTAGAAGACCTGTGGGATTTGTCTGTAACAGAACTGGATTCTATTTTTAAAGTGCTGAATAAAAAGGCAAAAACAGCAGAAGAAGAATCTCTGTTGGCAACAAAAACAAAAGAAGATGAAGCACTAACAGTTCAGATTTCTATTATTAAATATATTGTTGCTACTAAATTGGCTGAAAAAGAAGCAAAAGAAAAAGAAAAAGAAATTAAGGCTGAAAATCAGAAGATTATGAGCATCATTGCAATGAAAGAGGATGAAGAACTACACAATATGTCTATTGAACAGTTGAAAGCAAGACTGAAATAAGTGTGATATTTAGCCCATAGTATTTTTCTATGGGCTATTTTTATGAAAGAAGGGAAATTTATGAATGAAATAATATTTCTTGGAATCATCATATGGTTGTTTGTAAGTTCTCTTACAGGAGTAATTGTAACATTTATATTAGAAATATTTGATTTACAAGACTTAATTGATACATATTGTGATTTATTTAAAAGGGCAAATATATTGGGATATATAATCATTTTTATTATAACTCTTTTCTTCCTACCACCATTGTTAATAATAGTTATTTTTGTGTTATTGTATACAACTATTACTTTAATAATAGAAGGTATTAATATAATTGCTTTTAATAAAGACAAGGAGTGATATTATGGCATACATTGAAAATATTGTAATTGGAAAACCTATTGCATCTCCTGTAGATATGTTCGCTTTAGATGAAGAAGATTGGGAGAATGTTGAAAAAGAAAAAACATTTTTCACAGAAGAAAGATTTTTGCCTAAAATTTTAGTTGAACTTGGTATATATCCATCAGTGAGTGAAATTCGTAGAAATCGAAAAGATTTAATGATGTTATTGGATAGACCAATGTTTATTGATAAATACAAAGTAAGTAAGAAAAGAACTATTTGGATTCTTGTAGGGGAGTGAAATATGTGAACTTTAAAGAAGTAATTAAATCTAAAGAATATGATTTTCTTAGAACAAATGAACATCTTGGAGATAACATTATTCTACTTGGTGTTGGTGGCAGCTATTCTTATGGAATGAATATTGATGGGAAATCTGATATCGACATTCGTGGTATTGCATTAAATAAAAAATCTGAGATTTTAACAAGAAAAAATTTTGAACAAGTAGAACATAAAGATACTGATACAGTAATTTATTCTTTCAACAAAATTATTAAGTTATTATGTGACTTAAATCCTAATACTTGTGAACTTTTGGGGCTAAAATCGGAGCATTATCTGTATTTACACCCCATTGGAGAGGAAATTTTATCCAATAAAAGATTGTTTTTATCAAAGAAAGCAGTTCATTCTTTTGGAGGATATGCAAATTCCCAGTTACGGCGTTTGGATAATAAAGCAGTAAGATTAGTGGAACAGGCAGAACGAGAACAACATATTCTGAATTCTATTAAAAATGCAGAATATATGTTCCCAGAAAAGTTTTTTGCATATGATTCTGATGAAATCAAATTGTATTTAGATGATTCAATTAATGAAGATTTTGATAAAGAAATTTTCATGGACATTAATCTTAAACATTATCCTTTGCGTGACTATAAGGCTATGTGGTCTGAAATGAATAATATTGTGAAGGAATATTCTAAAGTCGGAAGAAGAAATCAAAATGCCATTGCTCATGATAAACTTGGAAAACATATGGCACATTTAGTTAGACTGTATTATATGTGCTTTGATATTCTTGAAAAAGAAGAAATCATTACATATAGAGAAAAAGAGCATGAATTATTGATGGATTTAAGAAATGGCAAATATTTAGATGACAATAGACAACCTATTTCAGAATTTTATGAAATGGTTGATGAATTAGAAAAGCGTTTGGAATACGCAAAAGAACATACTTCTTTACCAGAAAAACCAGATTACAATGCGATTGATGAATTTGTAATGTCTGTTAACGAGAGAGTGGTGAAAGGTTTTGTATAATAATTTTTTATATATATTTATATATATAACATTATCTTTTGTTGCTTGTGGACATTACATTGATATTTTTACAAATATATATTGTCAAAATAATAAATTTATTCCAGAAATCACTTTTATTAATTTCACATATAAATGGAACAATAAAAATGCTTTTGGCAAACTACAAATGATTATGGCAAATTTAATATTTTTACCTTCTATGATAATTTCATTTTTAATTTGTGCAATAGTAGTTTATTTAGTGAGATTTTTTTATTGGTTTATCGAATTAGGAAATAAGAAATGAGGTGATTATTTTGAAATTTGTAAGACCAGATTGTGAACAATGTATTAGTTATGAAGTTTGTGGAATCAAGTCTGATGTATCATTGTTCAGAAATGATTTAGCAAATATGGAATTCTGTAATGGTAAAACATATATGGAAAGATTATCTACACTTGTAGTAAAAGTAGAGTGTAATCATTTTATTCCAGTTAACAATATGGAACATATAGAGTGAATACATAAGATAGAAAGGAAAATATATTGTGAAGTATAAAAAAGGAGATAGAGTACTATTAGAAGCAACTGTTGTTGGCGTAAATGAAATAGAAGAATTTCAATATTCTATAGATATTAACTTAGGTAATGGTGAATATGGAGATGATTATGCTTGTACAGAAGAAGCAATAGTAACTACTTGGGAATGTTATCCAAGTACATCACCATATATCACAGGGAAATGTTCATGTTATAAGCAAGAATATGGAAAAGATGTTTGCTATGGCACTAAAGAACGTGAATCATGTGATTGTGAAGGAAATGAATCTAAATGCACTTTTTATCCAGAAAAAAGAACGACATCTGCAAACAATAATAAATCAGATTTTACATATTACAATACATTAGAAGAACTTCACAAACTTGATTACTATGTAATTTTAGAAATGTTTGGTTTTGATGAATCAGATAGATTTAAGAATCGTGAAGAACTGATTGGTCAAATTGTTTATCAATATAGTATGGAAGAAACAATTTCTATTTATGAGCATTATATAAATTATAGTGTTGTAAAAGAAGGAGATGTAATTACATATCTTCCAAATGGAAAATTATATTTGATTACAAAAATTGAACATAATACATACTACATGATTTCAGATGACATGACAACTAAAAGTATCGAATATAAACATGGTGGAAAAATGCCATTAAAAGAATTTACTAAAATGGAAAGTGGCGTTACTATAAATAAATTTTTTAATAAATGATTTGTGAGGTGAGATAAATGGGTTTGTATATGGCTACACACAGAAAACAAAGATTATCAGATGGTGAATGGTTTTATTCTAACGAAGCATCTAACCATACTTTGTTTGTTGATGCTAATAACGATGAAGAAGCAATGGGAAAAGTAGTATTGGCATTAGCAAAAATTAATTCAAAAACAAAAGAAAATACAAGATATGTATTAAGTACCCCACCTAGAGATATCATTGCGATTTCTGTTGAACATAGCATCAATGGAACAAATGTAACTGGTATTTGGGATTAAATTAAAAAGGAGAGATTTAAAATGATTGTACCTGTTAATAGTTATGTTGTAGTTGAAAAAATTAAAAAAGAAAAAACTGAATCTGGTTTTATCCTAACAAACTCTGATGATTCTAATATTGTATGTGAAGGTATTGTTGTAGCATATGATACATATTCTTTTGATGGAATTGAATGCTTAGATGTAAATGATAAAGTTATTTTCTTAAAACATAAAAGTGTAACAGTAAAAGACTATGATGGTACAGAATTTACTATGATTAAAGAAGAAGATATTATTGGTATTATTGCAAACAATGAAGGAGGGAACGAATAATGGCGAAGGAAATCAAATATGGTATTGATGCTAGACAGGCTATGTTAGATGGTGTTAATAAACTGGCAGATTCCGTAAAAGTAACTATTGGTGCAAAAGGTAGAAATGTAATTCTGGACAGAGGTTATGGTAATCCACTAATTACAAATGATGGTGTTACTATTGCCAAAGAAATTGAATTTGAAGATAAATATGAAAATCTTGGTGCTCAGATTGTTAAAGAAGCATCTATTAAAACAAATGAAGTTGCAGGTGACGGTACTACAACAGCAACAGTTCTGGCACAGGCAATGATTCAGGAAGGTTATAAAAATCTGGCTTCTGGTGCAAATCCTATTATTATGAGAAAAGGTATGCAGAAAGCAACAGATTTTGTAGTAGAAAAAATTGCAGAACTGAGTGAACCTATTGAAGACAATAACCAGATTACAAGAGTTGCAGTTATCTCCGCAGGTGATGAAGAAGCAGGTAAACTTGTGTCTGAAGCAATGGATAAAGTTTCTAACAATGGTATTATCACTATTGAAGAAGGTAATTCCATGATTACAGAAATGGAACTTACAGAAGGTATGCATTTTGATAAAGGTTACATCTCTCCTTACATGGCAACAGATATGGAAAAAATGGTTGCTGAACTGGAAAATCCCTATATTCTAATTACAGATAAGAAAATTACTTCTATTCAGGAAATTCTGCCTATTCTGGAACAGGTAATGCAGATGGGCAAGAAACTGTTTATCATTGCAGATAATGTTGAAGCAGAAGCAATGCAGACATTAATTGTAAATAAACTAAGAAATGTATTCACTTGTGTAGCAGTAAAAGCACCTAGTTATGGCGAAAGAAAACTATCTACTCTGGAAGATATTGCTACCTTTGTTGGTGCAACTGTAATCACTTCTGAAAAAGGCATGGACTTTAAAGATATGACTATGGATTGTTTGGGTTCTGCTAGAGTAGTTAAAGTAGAAAAAGAAAAAACTATTATTATTGACGGTAATAAAAATGAAGAAGAATATAACGCTAGAGTAAGACAGTTACAGCAAAAAATTGAAACTACTACATCTGAATTTGATAAGAAGTTTCTAAAAGAAAGATTGGCAAAACTGTGTGGTGGTATTGCTGTAATTAAAGTTGGTGCATCTACAGAAACAGAAATGAAAGAAAAGAAACTGCGTATGGAAGATGCGATTGCTGCTACAAAGGCTGCTATGGAAGAAGGTATTGTAGCAGGTGGTGGCTCTACATATGTTCATATTGCTAAATATCTGAAAGACTATATTCAGGATATGACAGGTGATGAAAAAACAGGTGCAGAAATCGTTATGAAAGCACTAGAAGCACCTATGTACAATATTGCAAAAAATGCAGGTCTGGAAGGTTCTGTAATTATTAATGAAGTATTCAAACAGAATAATTGTATTGGTTATGATGTAATGTCTGAGGAATATGTAGATATGATTGCAAAGGGTATCATTGACCCCGCAAAAGTTACAAGAAGTGCATTGCAGAATGCTACTTCTATTGCATCCACATTCTTAACAACAGAAGTTGCAGTTATTGATGTAAAAAATGAATCTGCCACAATGAATGCTCCAATGATGTAATTTGATGCACCTACTCATATTTATGGGTGGGTGCTATTTTTATTTGTCGAATTATATTATATAAACTTAATAAGGAGAGGTTTTATGAGTAAGAAAAAACACCCACAAATTACTTTTACAATGAATCGTATGTTAAAAGAAGATGTTGATTATATACTTTCTAAAGAAGGAAATAATCAAACACTAGAATCACTTATTAATGAAATGCTTGGTGATTATGTTGATGAATATTTTAAATTAAATGAAGATAGCAAAGTACATATGACAAAATGTCCCAAATGTGGGAAAATTGTTCGCAAACGTACATTGATTGAAAAAGAATTTGGATGGAGAATGAATGATGGTAAGAATATCCCTCAATCACATTGCAGAGAATGTAGAGAAAAAGAATTAAAATTAAATAAACAAGATGATAAAACAGTAGAGAATCAGAAACTTAAACTTCCAGAAGAAGGAGATATTGTTTGGGAAATTCATGAGCAGACAGATAATTTTGATGACACATCACATCTAATTGCATCCCAAATGTATTATACATCTGGTTATTCTTATAGACTTGGACAAGATATTTTCTTAACACAAGAAGAAGCAAATGAAAAAATTCAAGAAATTTATAAAAGGGTTGGTTACAAATGAGAGAATTAGTTGATAAAAATAAATTTGCAGATTCACTTATTCATTGTCATGGTTTAGGTAGAAAATCTTTGCAACTTGTTTTGGAATGTTTAGAAGAACAAGAGTTAGAAACATCACCTAGTAATGGTGAATGGATTAAAGTTTTTGTACAACATGAATTCTTCCCAAGCAAGAGAGTTATTTCTGGATTTGAATGTTCAGAATGTGGTTATGGGATAGATTGGACGAAAGTAGTTAAAAATTACTGCCCTAATTGTGGAAGTAAGAATCAAGTGAATGAAGAAATCCATAAATATAAAGGAGAGATAGAATAATGAATGGTGCTCAAATTGCAATGTGTATTATTTATGGTATGAATATCGGCATTGGGATGGTTAAGCATGGAGAGCCAAAGACAGATAAATATAGTTTTTGGACTTCTCTATTAAGTGTTGGTATTAGTATTGCTATCCTTAAATGGGGCGGTTTTTGGTAATAAGGAGATGAATTAAGTTGAGAGTATTATTATTATTAAGAGGTTCAGCAGGTGTAGGAAAATCTACATGGATTGAAGAAAACGGATTAAAACCATATACATTATCTGCCGATGACATTAGAATGATGTATCAAAGTCCTTGTCAAATGGCTAATGGTAAATTTCAAATCGTTCCAAACAAAGATAAAAAGGTATGGAATACATTATTTGAAATTCTTGAAGAAAGAATGAAGAATGGCGAATTTACAGTTATTGATGCAACAAATTCCAAAACTTCTGAAATGACAAGATATAAAGAACTGTGTTCAGAATATCGTTATCGTATTTATTGTGTTGACTTTACAGATGTTTCTATTGAAGAAGTTAAAAGAAGAAATAAAATGCGTCCAGAACTGAAACAAGTTCCAGAAGAAGCAATTGATAAAATGTATTCAAGATTTAAAACACAAAAAGTTCCTTCTGGTATTAAAGTAATCAAGCCAAATGAATTAAGTACTATTTGGATGAATCCAATTGATTTCTCTGAATATAGCAAAATTCATGTTATTGGTGACATTCATGGTTGTTATACAGTATTAAAATATTATTTAAAAGATGAAATTAAAGATGATGAATTTTATATTTTCACAGGTGATTATATTGATAGAGGACTTGAAAATGGAGATGTAGTTAAATTTTTAATTAATATTAAAGATAAAAAAAATGTTTTATTACTGGAAGGTAATCATGAAAAATTCCTTAGAAAATATGGAAATAATGAAACCACAATGTCTAAGGAGTTTGAATTTGTAACTAAGAAACAATTAATTGATGCAGAAATTGATAAGAAAGATATTCGTCAATTGTATAGAAAATTTGCTCAGTGTGCATTTTTCAAATATGATGATAAATTCTTTTTGGTTACTCACGCAGGTTTAGCAACAATGACCGAACCTCTAACATTTATTTCAACAGAACAAATGATGCAAGGTGCAGGAGATTTCAAAGATTTTGAAGTAATTGCAAATACTTGGGTTAACACAACTCCAAATAATTTTTATCAGATTCATGGACATAGAAATACAAAACGTTTACCTATTAAAGTAAACGATAGAGTGTTTAATTTAGAAGGTCATGTAGAATTTGGTGGAGATTTAAGATGTTTAGAAATTACTCATGAAGAAATTAAAGGTATTTCTGTTCCAAATCCAGTATTTAGAATTCCAGATGAAACAGAAAAAGATTATCTAAATGGAGATGTAGCAGATGCTATTCTGGAAATGAGAGAAAACAAATATATTACAGAAAAAACATTTGGACATATTTCTTCTTTTAATTTTACAAAACAGGCTTTCTATGAAAAAGTGTGGAATAAACAGACTATTCAAGCAAGAGGGCTATATATTGATAATGAAAAAATGAAGGTTTTATGTCGTGGTTATAAGAAATTCTTTAATATTAACGAGATGGAAGAAACTAAAATTGAAAATCTTCAGAGGAAATTACAATTCCCTATTACTGTATATGTTAAAGAAAATGGATATCTTGGATTAGTTGGATATGATGAAAAAGAAGATAATTTACTTGTAACAACTAAATCTAATATTGATGGTGATTATGCTATATGGTTTAAAGAAATTCTTGCTAGAAAACATACTGGGGAGCAATTAGAAAAAATTAAACAATATTCTAAAGAGCATAATGTAACATTTGCTTTTGAAGTAATTGATATTGTAAATGACCCTCATATCATTGAATATACTGAAAGCAAAATTATCTTACTAGATATTATTCATAATCAATTAGAATTTAAAAAATATAGTTATGAAGATATGTGTAATGTTGCAAATGAAATTGGATTAATCCATAAAGAAAAGGCTTATGAGATTGCTACATGGCAAGAATTCTATGACTGGTACTACGAAGTAATTACAAATGACTATCATTACAATAATACAAATATTGAAGGATTTGTTATTGAAGATAGTAATGGATATATGACAAAACTAAAACTTGCATATTATAATTTTTGGAAATTTATGAGAGGAATTTCTCATGAAACACTAAGAAAAGGATACACAATGAAAACTTCTGCATTAACAACTCCATTAGCAAATGAATTCTATTCTTATGTTAAGAAGTTACATGATGGTGAGGATAGAGATTTGATTCCAACAGATATTGTAACTTTAAGAAGATGGTTCTATCAATACAAGGAGATGGAGCAATGACCGTTAAAGATATTATTGATAAAATTAGAGATAATGGATGGTCAGATGATGTAATTATTTTAGACAATTATGATTTTGCAGATGCTTTTGTTGGTATGTCTGATGAGGGTAGAGCAGTTTATGATTATGATAAAATGGTACGTTGGTTAATGGATGAAGAAGAATTTTCTGAAATAGAAGCAGTTGATTGGATTGACTATAATGTTTTAAGAGCATTACCATACATGGGAAATAAAACACCTGTGATTTTATATAATTTGGAGGATTAAAGTGTTTAAAAATTGTAAAATGTATATTGATGATAAAGAATTGACTGATGTTAATATTTCTAATTTTGAAATTACATATCGTCCAGAATATGCTTACAATCATGATGGAATTCCACTTATTAGTTTTATGGATTATAAAAGTACAATAGAACTTGAAAAAGCATCATTTGATAAAGAATTAGTAAAAAGAATGTGTGAATCAGTAGGAGATTCAAATGAAGTTGATGTAACTTTTAAAATTCCTGTTCAGGTTAGAAAACATAAAAAGAAAAGAATTAATAAAAAATGGCTGAAAAAATATGGCGTTACAATGGTAGAATATACTGTTAAAAACGCTAGATTAGAACATAATTATATAACGAATACATAATAAGTTAGCCACTCATTTATAGGGTGGCTTTCTTATTTTTATATCGAATAAATATATGAGGTGATTATATGTTAGCATTTTTTATAGGATTATTAATAGTTGGAGCATTTATTTATTGGTTATATACAGTAGAACCGCATTATGATTCGTTTGATGTTGGATTTTCTATATTCATGGGAATAATTTTAGATGCAATAATTGTATTTATGATTTCATGTATTGCTATAGAGTTTTGTCCAGAAAAAACAACACATTATAGTTTTAAGATTAATGCTCTACAAGATAATATTACTACCGTTGGCTCTGGTTCTAGTGGAATGTTTTATTCAAGAATAACTATTGATGGAGAAATGAGATATTATTTTGCTAGAAATTCAACTCATGGAGAAAAGGTTGGATATATACCTGCAAATAAAACTTACATTAAAGAATATGAAGGTTATCCTAAAATTGAAGTGCATCAATCTTATAGAGAGATTCCAAATTGGATGCAAGGATTATTTTCATTAGAACCTAGAGAAGTAGAACAAACAGAATATTATATTATTTATGTTCCAGATGAAACAGTAACAAATGAATATACCATAGACTTACAATGAGGTAATGCATATGAAAAAATTAGTTGTTGCTCCAATTTCAAATACAATTTATTGGGCAACTGTAAATGAAAAGCAAGGCACTATGAATACGCAGACAAGAATAGATGTAACTGATAATGCTGTAGACGCAGTATTCCAACATTTTATTAAGATGAATAAGTTTGAAGAAGACGGATTTTTCGGATATGAAGTGCCTAGAATGGACGGTAAAAAAGAAGTAGTATTTTGTGTTTACGATACTGATGAGCATATTACAATCTCTAAGAAATTATATCAACAATTATTAGAATATAAATATATGTATGAGGGGTTGAATAAATGAGTGCAAAAATTTTTGGTAGATGTGGAACGCCAGAACAATGGGAGAAATATAAAGAGAATTACCCAGATATGTATGTGCCTATTCCTGCAACAATTTATGTTAGTCAAAGTAGTTGCTGTTTAATAACCTCACAAGAGTGGGTAGATTGGTTACAAAGAAAAACAGATGTAATGCCTACTAATATCGGAGGAAGTAGTAATGAATAAAAATTATTCTGAGTTAGATAAGTTTATACATCAAGAAAGAATTGATTATTATAAAAGAAATCCGTATAAATTTTGTGAAGAAATGTTAGGCATCAAACTTAAATGGTATCAAGAATTATATATAAAATTATATATGAAATTAATATTAAGGAGATGATAATATGCCAGTGAACGATGATTTAGGAGTTAGAATCAAGACATTCTATGAACAAATTCCAAAAACAAAATTAATGAGAAGAACACCTGTGATTATCCGACTTGATGGGAAAGCATTCCATACATTTACAAGAGGTTTTAAGAAACCTTTTGATGAAGTATTAATTAAATCAATGCAAGAAACAATGAAATATCTTTGTGAAAATATTCAAGGTTGTGTTCTAGGTTATACACAGTCAGATGAAATTACGCTTGTTTTAATTGATTATCAGAAATTTACATCAGAAGCATGGTTTGATTATGAAGTACAAAAAATGTGCAGTGTTTCTGCTTCTATGGCAACTATGGCTTTTAATAAATTCTTTCTTGAAATTGTAGATTTCAAATTTTATAAAGAATTCCATGAAAGAGGAATAGACCAAGGCGGTACACAATTAGAATTTGATGCATTAGAGGCAGAGTATAAAGTTTATTATGAAAAAGTCAACAAAGCCATGTTTGATGCTAGATGTTTTAACATTCCCAAAGAAGAAGTGACAAACTGTGTTTATTGGAGACAGTTAGATGCAACAAGAAATTCTATTCAAATGATTGGACAGGCTAATTTTAGTCATAAAGAATTACAAGGCAAATCTTGTAATATGATTCAAGATATGCTGATAACACAGAAAAATATTAACTGGAACGATTTACCTACATATCAAAAACATGGTTCTTGTTGTATTAGAAATAAAATGGTTTCAGAACCTTGGGGTAATAAAATGATGACAAATGAAGTTGGCGAAGGTCAGTGGTTTATTGATAAGAATATTCCAATTTTTAAAGGTGAAGATAGAAAGTATATTGATGATTTGATTTATGTAGGTGAAGGTTTATGAAAAATGTAGATTGTAGATTATGTGTGCATTGTACCAATTTGTATTGTGAAGTATATGGTGATGATGTTGATTACACTATGAACCAATGTAAAGAAGAAAATTTTATACATTATAGAGAGAAGGAATAAAGTGAAAGTATTTTTAGGTGGTACTTGTAGTGGATATAAGTGGCGTGACAAACTTATTCCAATGATTAAATGTGATTATTATAACCCTATTGTAAAGAATTGGAATGAAGAAGATAGACTGCGTGAAGTGAAAGAAAGAGAAGAATCAGATTATGTATTATATGTAATTACTTCTGGGATGAAAGGATTTTATTCTATTGCAGAAGTTGTAGATGATTCAAATAAAAGACCAGAAAAAACTTTATTCTGTGTTCTTGGTAAAGTATGGGATAAACAAGTTTATCATAGTCTTTGTGCTGTAGAAAGACTTGTAGAATCAAATGGGGCAAGAGTATTTAATGACCTTGAAGATATTGCGAATTATTTAAATTTTAAATATTGGGAAGATAAAAATAACATGAATCCAGTAGACAGATATATTCACAAGTAATATACATATTTAGTTAGGAGGTGATACCGATGGCAATATGTAAAGGAAGTAATTGTTCTAAAAAAGAAATGTGTAAAAAATATGTAAGAAATTACTTTGTTTATCATGATACAGAATATGGACAGGCAATAGATTGGTCTACTTATGGTACGGGTATTATGAAAACGGATGCTATGGGAGAGACATATTGTGAAGCAAAAATGTATTGTGGTGATGATGGTAATTACGCAATGATTGAAGAAATTAATTGGAAAAAAGATTATGAAAATTGTCTGAGTTTTGCATCTAAATATTATGATGAAGAAACTTTTGCTCATGCAAAACGAGTTACTGAATATGTAAAATGCAATATGTTAATTCCAGAAGAATATAGATTAGATTGTATGTGTCTTGCTATTTTGCATGACATTATAGAAGATACAAATTGCAATATAAATGATGTTCCATATCCTGTAAATGGTAGATTGCAAAATATGTTTATTATTGCACTACAAACATTAACAAAAGAACCAGACGAGGATTATTTATATTATATTCAAAAAATTAAAGCACACACAAATTCTATGTGGGGTCAATGTGCTTGGTGGGTTAAACTTGCTGACATGAAAGACCATTTTGCTCAAAAAGATACACTAACAGATAGATTAAAAGAAAAGTATATTAAAGTATTACCATATTTATTATAAGAAAGGATAATTAAAATGAATAAATCTGAGATGAAATTGGTTGGTATTATTGTAGGCATTGTAGTTGCTATTGCACTATTTATTGTGTTTGGTGTTCAAGGATATCAGAACAGGGCATTCTCTTTGGAAGAACAGGTAAATTCCGCACAATCTGCAATTAATGTGCAAGAAAAAAGAAGAATTGACCTAATTGGTAATCTAGTTGATTGCGTAGAAGACTATAATGAACACGAAGCAACTCTGCTAAAAGAAACTGTTGCAATGCGTGGACAAGCAGGAGATATTGAAGGTGCTATGACAGCAATTACCGCAGTAGCAGAAGCATATCCAGAATTAAAAGCAAATGAAAACTATAAACAATTGATGAATGAACTATCTATTACAGAAAATATGATTGCAGAACATAGAGAAAACTTCAATCAGCAAGTCAAAGAATATAATAGATATGTTAGAAAATTTCCTGCTAGAAACTTCTTAGGTATTCTAGGATATGAAATTATGGATTATGAATATTTAGATTACGGTGTAAGTGAAGATGCTCCTACAAACTTATTTGAGGATTAATATATGAGTAAAGTTGTTAAAAGAAATTTAGATGGAACAGAAATAACAAAAAGAGAAATATTATTTAGTATATGTATTATTATTATATCTTTACTGATTGGTATAGTGATTACAAATAAAATTTCTGATTCAATTCTTGATAGAAATGAAGTATACAATAAAGCAATCAAAATTGAAGATTCTGATTTATTTAAATATGGTATGGAAACAAATGTTGGCAATGCATTTGTATTTGGAAATTTAGAAGCAGTTGATACTGTTTCTTATCCAGAAATTGATGGACAATATATGTATGCTAAAAAAGTAAAAGAAAAATATACAATGCATACTAGAACTGTTAGATATAAAGTCGGAAAACATTATCAGACAAGAACAGAACATTATTGGACTTGGGATTATGCAGGACAAGATGAACTAACTTGTAAACAAATTAAATTTAGTGATGTTGTATTTGATTCTGTTAAATTTGACATTCCTTCTCCAGACCATATTAAGACAATCAAAGAATCTTCTCATATTAGATATAAATATTATGGTACACCTACAAAATTTAAAGGTACAATTTTTGCTAATCTAAAAGACAATACTATTCCAGAAAACACCAATTTTTATGATGACCAAACAACAGAAGAAACATATAAAATGCTAGTATCTAATGGGTCTTTTTATGTAGGATTATTCTGGGTTCTTTGGTTTCCATTAACTGCTTTAGCAGTATATGGATTTTATAGATTAGAAAATAGGTGGCTAGAATGAAAAAATTAATATTATTAATCATGATGGTATTTTGCTTATCTGGGTGTGGTGAAGACCATCAAAATAAAAATAACGACACATACAGAAAACAATTGATGGGTGGATATTTTACCGTTTTGGAGAAATGGAAAGATTATGAATTTATAGTTTATGCTAATGATACAAAAATAAAATATTTTATCCATTATGGGTCATATGGATTTGGTATTACACCACTCTATAATACTGATGGCACAATTCAAGTTTATAAAGGAGAATGAAAATGAATATGGAATTAACAAAAGAACAAAAAGAATATTTAAAAAAATGGGACAATTTATCTAAAGAAGACCTTATGAATGAAGAAATCAAATGGAGTGATTTCTTATGGTTTGGAAGACATTTATCAATTAAAGATTCTATTATTGAAGATTATCTAAATTCAAATGATGAAGAACATATTGAAATTGCAAAGAAAGCATTATTTGAAGAAGAAAAAATTATGAATCAATATGCTAATGATACAGATTTTATTAGATGTATTGTTTATCCAGAATCAGATAATGGAGATAAAGAATGGGAAGAAATTACTAATAATGTAGGTTCACTAAGATATTTAACAACAGGTTATTGGTTTACAGATAGTTAATTAATATTATTTTTGATAGGTGATTCATATGAAAATTATGGAAGAAAATGAAGACAGAATTGTTGTAGAATTAGAAGCAAAACTTAATTGGCAATATGAAAAATTTAAAGGTGATATGGCTATTTATGCTATTTGTCCTTTTTGTAATTTCACTCATCAAGTAGGAGAAAAGGATTTTAAAACTGGAGAATTAAATATTTCTCAACAGTATGTATTTTGTCCTATGTGCGGTTCATTTTTGTATAGTGAAGGAGAAGCAGACTGTACATATAATGAGAGGGATATAACAGACCTATATAAAATAAAATTCAACACAGAAGTAATTACAAAGGCAATTAATGAATGCAATGCATATTACCAAGAGGATAACGAAGATGACACTGAACAAAGCAATTGAACATAAGAAAGAAAGACGTAAACCCTATACTGGTGGAAAAGCAATTGATAAAAGATGTAGAAATCATGGTGGTTGTGATTGGTGTGAAGGTAATAGAAAACATTCAAGAACAAAACGTGAATTAGCATCTAAACAGTATTTGGAAGAATATGAAGAAGGAGAATTTAATGAGTGAAACAGTTCAATATAAAGGTAAATTAAAATTTGTACCAAAACTTCATAAAAATGAAACATTAAATGAACAATGTGAACGCATTTTAAAAGAATGTAATAAAACTAATATCGATTTAGATTTTTATGAAGGAGATTTCGTTTGGGCTGTATATGATGAATTATATAACAAGTATGTTGTTGCAGGTCATAATGTATATGAAATTATTGAGAAAATATCTATCGACCCAGATGATGATATATTTAATGCTACTCAAAATTTAGATGGTACAATTGATTTCCATGTTATGTATTATAATGGTGGATGTAGTTTTAATGAAGCAATTGAAGAAGCAATTAGCAATATGGAGTGATAATAATGGCAGATGTATCTGTTTATAAAGACATTTCTTTCTCATTAGAAGATTCTGAATTTGAAATTTTAAATCAAGCGTATAATATCGTAAAAGAAATTGAACATGATTTATGGATTAACGATAATGATGAAACAGAATTATTCGATTATTCTTATAGTGCTAAAGCAAATTTAAAAGCACTTATTGAATTATCTGGTAGAAAAGTAATTATAGACCGTTAAAAAAATATGGAGTTACTGAAATATAATTATCGAATTATAAAGTAGGTAACTCATTTTTATTTTATAAGAGGTGAAATTATGTGCAGTAAATGTGATAGTTTTAAAATGAAAAATAAATATAAAGAATACCAAGTATGTCCTATTTGTGGAAAACCATTGTATAGCCAACATATTTTCATTCAATCATTTAAAACAACTCAAACAGCAGGAGTTGCCACATTCCGTAATTTCAATCAAACTAAAAGTTTTTAAAGAGGTGAAATAATTGAATACAAACATTTATATTCCTAAATGTATTAATGTTGGATATCAAAACAGACCAGATACATATACAGGAAAACTTGCTTATGTAATTTATTATGACGAAAAAGGAAAACTAAGAAAAGAAAGGTCTTGGAATAGTTGGAGAGATATAAATATCCCAAATACAGAATTTGATAATGAGCCAACCGAAGGTTTTGTTTTAAATAAAAAAGTTGGTGATTATCGTTATTCTTATTGGGAGCAAAGACAAGCATACTGTAGAGTATATGACCCAAGAGGTTTTGAATTTGAAATAACTATTGAAAATTTACTTTATATTCTTGAGAATACATCTTCTATTGTAGGTAAAGGTCTGGAAGGAAAATTTGTATATGGTTGGTGTGGCAAAGATTTGATTCTGATTCCAACAAGTTCTGTTGATTATAAAGAAATTATGGAATTTACTAAAAAATTAGAAGAAAGACAACCAATCAGAGCAAAGGATTTAATTGTTGGTGCTACATATAAAAAGAAATCTGGTGCTGAATTTGTTTATATGGGACAATTTGAAACGTTTGGTGCAGGTTATGAATACACAGACACAAATGGAAACAAACAAATTGTTACAAAATATGACAAACTACCAGATGAAGCAAGAACATCTTCAAGATGGAATTATAAAGTTAAATATAATGTAAGATATGATATTCCATACGGTAAAAGATATGTATTTATGGAAGATGGAAAATGGATAACAAAATATAAATCAATTAGCAAAGATTTGTTTATTGATTGTGTAAAAGAAGAATGTGACCCTGAATATTCAGAATATTATGAAAGGTTACAATCATCTTATGAATTCTCCCAAATCGACTATGAAGGTTCTACTCTTGAAGATATCTCGTTGGATTATATGAAAGAGAAGGTACAGTATAATAGATATTACTATGATATTGAATTTTTATCTATGCGTGATGGTGAAATTGAAATATATAAAGCAAAACCATTAAGTCATTTTGAAGAAGATACAAAATTTAGGGTAACAAAAAGAAAAGAAGTCGAAATAATGTCATGGGGAATTATAGAAAAAGAAATTAAATGGAGAACAGTCTTTGGAATGGAAAATGTTTCGTTAGAAGAAATTCATTCTGCTTTTGAACCAAAATTGTACGTTACTAGACTAAGAAATACCAAGATATACCAAAGGGGGACAACAAAATATGAGTAAAAATGACGATAAAATCCTTGTTTTAAAGAATAAAATTGAATCAATGAAAACAGACCTAAAAGAAAATAAGCCTGTTTTTAAACCAATTACAAATTGTATGTTAAGTTTTCATGGTAATGATTATAACATACATGCTATGACACCATTTGAATTGAAAAACTTACTTGTAATGATTGGTGCGGAAGTGTTGGCTTGTGAAGATTTAAAAACTGGTGACTATTATGGAAAAGTGCTTGAAGATTATACCTTAATGTATGGTAACTTCACTGCTGTTGAGTGGATGCAAGATATTAGAGAAAAAATTGAAGTACTAAATTATAGAAATAAAGAACTGGGATTAAAAACAGCAGAAAAACAACTTGAAAAACTGTTATCTGAAGATAAAAAAGTCGAATTACAAATTGACGAAATTGCTAAACAGTTTGGATTGGAGTGAAACTAATGGATTTGCAAAAATTTTTACAAAAAGAAATTGATACAATCATTAATAAATATAAAGAAACATATGCAAATGCAGGTAGACCAATAACAGAATTAGAAGAAATGATTTTTAGACAAGGAATTCAGTATGGCTATGTTATTGCTTCTAAAGTACTTTGTAACCTACCAATTGACGAAAATTTAGTTAAAAAATAAGAGGTAAATCAATGATTGTTGTTTTAAAATCAAAACATATTATCCATCAAGTATATTTTATAGACAAAATAAATGATACATATGAAATTTGGATTGAGGGACAAGAAACCCCTATTTATGAAAAAATAGAAGATGTGGTGAGTATTGGTGCTTAATATTTTCAGGAGGAATAAAATGGAAATTGTAAAATTTAAAAACTATAAAGTATTTGCAGAAGAATTAAAAATAAAAACTGGTTGCGATAATGTAAATATTAAACTTATGAATGGTAGCAATCATTATCATTTTCAGTTAGACAAAATGGGCGTTCCAATTGGTGTTGTTTGTTATGACAATGGGAATATTACATTTGCTCCATTTGTAAGCCATGAAACAGCACATAATGAACAGTATATTTCTATGAATAAATTCCCTATGTTAGAAGAATTAATTGAAACAATGGTAGTTTTAAGAGATATGTTTATGGAGTAATTAAATGAAATTTAAAGAAAGTATTATTGAAATGATATATTTGTGTGAGATTAATCCTTTCTTAAAGTGTGCAATTATTGTATCAGAAAAAGAAGAAAAAGAACTGATTGATAAATTTATTCTTGAATATAAAGAAAATAATCAGAACTTTCAAGAGAGGTTAAGATTTAACACAAGAACAGAATTAATTTTTAATAATGGAAGTGTAATGAAAATTATATGCATAACAGGTAGTGGTTTTAAAGGAACAAGATTTAACAAAATTTTGTGTGCGAGAAATGTTCCACAAGATATAATTGATGTAGTTATTAAGCCAATGATTACACCATATTTTTTCCCTAAACCTGTACAAATAATGGACGTAAAGGATGATGAATAATGAAAAATACATTTATCCATGAACCGACAAAAGAATGCCCATATAAAATTGCTTGGATATATAATTCTAAGTTTGAAGATAATTCATTTTTAAAAGAGAACATTGAGCAAATTATTAAAATATTTCCACGATATATTGAACTGCGAAATGCAATGAGAGATTTGCAAGATGAAAGAGATGAAACAATGTTTTTCTCAAAAGAGAAAAGAGATATCAATAAATCAATTAATAGTTTAAATTATGAAATACTGACAATAGAGAAGATATTTCAAGACATTGACCCTTATTTTTGGGAAATCTGTACTACATATGGAAGAAATTTTTATTACAACTTTTTCCAAAAAGTACATGCTGATTATGTGTTCTATTTAACAGAAAAAGATAGATGGTATGATATAAATATGTGGTTTAGAGAAAGAGATATTAAGAAAGAGTTGGAGGATATATAAATGAAAACAGTTATAAAACGATTGTTCTTATTGATTTCAATACTTGCTATATGGCAAGTAACATCAATATTTGTAAATCCTATTTTCATACCCTCACCAAAAGATGTTTTTTCTGCAATGCTAGAGATGATTTCTGATGGACAATTACTTATTGCCATGATGTATTCATTAAGAAGAATTTTTGTTGCAACAATTATATCTGGTTTAGTTGCATTTCCAGTAGCATTGCTAATTTATAATTCAAAAATTGCTTATGATATTTTACATCCAATTATAAGTACATTAAGATATGTTCCTGTTACAGCATTTTATCCATTATTAATTATGTGGTTTGGCATTGAAGAATCTATGAAAGTGGCTTTTCTTTTTATTGCAACATTTGTATATATGATGCCATCTGTAATCTTATGTTTAGATGAAATTAATCAAGACCTAATTGATACAGGATTGACATTAGGAATGAGTAGATTCCAAACAATTACTAAAATTCAAATTCCTGCTTGTCTTCCAAGTGTAATGAATAGTTTCATTATGATGATAGGCATTGGATTTACATATATAGCAGTATGTGAACAAATTAATGCAGTAAAAGGTCTTGGATATATCATTCAACAATCTTCTGCAAGAGGTAGAACAGATTTAGTGTTCATGGGAATCATGGTTATTATGATTTTGAGTTTTATTATTGATAATTTTGCGAATAAGTTAATACAAAAAATATTCAAGTGGAGGTACTTAGATGATAGAAATTAAAAATCTAAAAACAGGTTATAGCAGAGATAAACCGCTTTTAAAAGATTTCAATTATATTTTTGAACCAAAAATTTATGGAATTTTAGGTAGTTCTGGCTGTGGCAAAACAACATTATTAAGAACAATTGCAGGTTTAACGAAACCATTAGCAGGTCAAGTAATAATTGATGGACAAGTTGTAACAAAAGCAAACAAAAATAATGTGTATATGATGCATCAGAATTATACTTCGTTTGATTGGCTTAATTGTTTAAGAAATGTTTTAATTGCAAAAGAAATCAAAGGTAAAATTGATGAAAATGATATTACAAACGCAATACACATGTTGCATCTTGTAGGATTGAATGAACATCAACATAAATATCCAAAACAATTATCTGGTGGACAAAAACAAAGACTTGCGTTGGCTAGAACATTATTTATGAATCCAGAAGTAGTTCTAATGGATGAACCTTTATCTGCATTAGATACAAATACTAGAAAGAAAATGCAGGATTTAATTATTAAACAACATGAAGAAATTAAAAATACAATTATTATGGTAACACACTCTAGGGAAGAAGCAGAAAGAATGTGTGATGTAATTATTGAATTATAAGGAGAGAGAATATGGCAATGGGATTTTTAAAGAATTTGTTAATTGAAGAAGAAGAAAAAGAATTTGATGAAAAAGATTATTATTATGAAGAAGAACCAGAAATTGAAGCAGAATTAGAAGAAGTAAACAGAGATACATTAATTGAAGATATTTATAAAGAAAATGGTGTTGAAGATAAATCCCAGTCTATCTTTAAAGTAGAAGAAATTATGAATTCTCTGCCTAAAGAAATGGCTACTGCAACGAAACAGGCAACAGTAAAAGGTATTATGGCTAGTTTTGGTCTTACAGCAGAAATGGTTGTATGTGATGGTGAAAATAGGATTGGCATTACAACAGCAGTAGCAAATAAAGTTAAAGAAAGTTGTGAAGGAGAAATTGCTGAAACAAAAATTAAGATTGAGGAACACAAACAGGAAATCGAAAGACTTGAAAAAGTAATCTCCGAAGCAGAAACAGATATGAAAGTTTGCAGAGAAAAAGTTGATGCAGAATGCGAAAGAATTAAAGCACTGATTGACTTTATTATCGGAGGTGAATGATTATGGAATTGAAGACAATCATCTTTATTGTAGCATGTATTTTAATTGTTGGCATCTTTATTATCTTTCCAGAAGCAAGAAGCCTATTTAAAGGTATTGTTCGTGTCTTTATTAAAGATATGGCAACTACTCCAGAAGGTGCAGAAGCAATTTATAGTGAAAAAATTGACCAAGCACAAGAATCTTATAATAAAGCAGATGATGCTTTACAGAAAGCGTCTGGTAAATTGGCTATGGCTAAAAGAGAAATGGATAATCTACAGGCAAGATTAAAAAAAGTGGAATCTGAATGTGAATCTTTGGTTAAGTCTAATAAAATGGATTATGCTCAGTTAAAAGCAGAAGAAAGAGAAGAAATTATCTCTGATATTAAGAGACAAACACAGATTATTAAAGCATATAGTGATGCAGAAAAAGCAGCCAAAGAAGCACATCAGGAATGTGAAAAACGTCTGCGTAAACTAAAGAGAGAAAGCAAAGAAGTTGTTGAAAACATGAAGGTACAGCAAATCACTAAAGATGTTTATGATGATATTAATGATTTGAAAAATGTTACTGGTACAGATAAAATGCTTGATGCCGTTAGAGAAAAGAATAGTGACCTCAACGCTATGACAGAAGGTGCTAGAATTGCTCACAATAATAGAGCATCCACTAAAATTTCCAAAGCAGAAGTCGAAGCAAGAAAAGCAAGTAGCAATGATTATCTTGAAAGTTTAAAAAGTAAATATAATAAATAAGCACAATAAAGGAGAGAGATAATATGAGTGCAAAAAGGTTTAAACTAACAAAAGTAGCAAAAATTTTGATTCTGGTTTTGATTCTTGCTATTGCAGGTGGCGGTATCGCAGTAGGAATGAAAACAGGAGTAATTAAGAATGGTGGAGATTCAGATAAACCCGTTTCTTCTGGTAGTGCTAAGAATGATGAAACTATTGACATTTCACTAGACGAATGGGTGGGATGGTCAAGCATTATTTTAGCCAACGGTGGTTTAACTACTCAAGAAGGTTCTATTTATGATAATCTAGGTTTAGATGTAAATATTAAAATTATCAATGATGCTGACCAGAGCAGTAATGCACTAATTAAAGGTAGTCTGGATGGTGCAGGTTATACAATTAATAGAACAGCATTCTTATCTGAAAAATTTGATAAAGCAGGTACAGATGTGGTAATGCCTTTCTTCACTAATTATTCTAGTGGTGGTGATGGTATTATCGCAACAGATAAATTTAAAACAGTAGAATCTTTGGTAGATGCTAAGATTGGTGTTCCTCAATTCTCTGAAGCACACTCTCTGGTTGTTTGGTTTGTAAATAACTCTGACTTAACAGACAAACAGAAAGACCAGATTATTGATAATCTAATTTTCTTTGATACTCCTGATGATGCCGCTAAAGCATTCTTTGCAGGTAAAATTGATGTGGCTGCAACATGGCAACCTTATCTAACTCAGGCTCAAAATACATCTAATTGCCATGTACTGTTTAGTACTGCAAGTTCTAAAAACATGATTATGGATGGTATCTTATTTAGAGAAGATTTTGCATCTAAAAATCCTGAACTAATTACTAAATTTATTGATGGCACAATTCAGGGCATTGAACTGTATGGAAAAGAATCTGATGCAGTTCGTGAAGTAATGCCTATGTTCAATGGTATGTCTGATGCTGATATTAAAGAAATGTGTGCTGATGCAGAAATGGCAAACTGGAATGAAAATAAAGAAATCCTAAATGAAACAGCACCTTCTGTATTTACAGATATGTGTGAAGTATGGAATTCCATTGGAGAAAAAACAAACTCTGATTTAGTAGAAACACTATTTGATGATTCTTATTTAGATGCATTGGCTGATAAATATGAATTTAATGAAGTAAAAAAAGAAAATAATAACGTAAAAGTAACAGAAGACAATGAAATGGATATTAAAAATTCTGTTGCCCTACTGAAAAAATCTGCAACTGTTAATTTTGTGGCAAATACAGCAAAATTCCTTGATAATGCAGAAGCATCTAAAGCACTGGATGAATTTGTTAAAATTGCTAAAACTCTGGATGGCTCTATTATTCAGATTGAAGGCAATATTGCTTCTGATAATGATGATGCAAGTGGTGTTACACTTTCTCATCAGAGAGCAGAAACAGTTAAGCAGTATTTTGTAATTAATGGTATTGATGCAGATAGAATTATTACAGTTGGTAACGGTGGCACAAAACCTGTTGCACCTAATGATTCTGAAGCGAATATGCAGATGAATAGAAGAACAGATGTATGCTTTAAACTTGTTGAATAAGGTGATTGCATGATTGTTTTAAAAATAAGTGTGTTTGCAATGTGTCTCACAGGGTCTTTCCTTGTGGGATACATTGTTGGAAAAATTAGAAATAAAAATAGGTGATGAAAATGGTTAACAGTTATCATAGTAGTTCTTTTAAAGAATTACAAAATGCTGTAGATGTAAGTTCGTATGCAACCACATCTTTATCCAGTGCATTAGAACAATGTGTGAATTCTGCTAGTAGTGCTATTTCATTTGATGATAGTGCAACTATTACTTCATATGGAGACAATTATTCAGATTTTACATATTTAGATAACAGCATCCAGTTTATTGATACTGGTTATGAAATTGGCAATAATTGCAAAATAGTTTTTAAAAATGGGCATTATATATTATCTTATGATAGAGAGAATAGTGATGAACAGAAAGGAGAAGAAAAAGAAATGCTAAAAGTAATAGACCCTGTAATTGTTAGTTATGAAATTATTAAACCAGATAAAGTAGTAAAAGTTACTTTCAACGATGAAGGAACAGAAAAAATGGTATGTCATGAAGACGATGTGTTTGACCTAAGAAAATGTCTATTTATTGCTATTGCAAAACATCTATATAAAACCGAATATACTTGGGAAGGTATTGAATATATGGCACAACAGATTTCTTATAAGAAAATGTATGTGAAGATTGTTGATAAAGCAATTAAAGAACATAATAAAGCAGAAAAAGAAAGACTTAAAAAAGAAAAAGATGAAGAAATTAAGAAAAATGCTCTAGCAAATAAAAAACGCAAACATGCTCGTTATGTTGAACGTAGAAAACAGAGAAGACTAAATGAACAGGCAAAAGCGGTTTGTGAAGGTCTGAAAATGTATGATAAATGTCAAGAAGAAAAAGCAAGAATTGCAAGAGAAGAATATTGTGATGCTAATTGTGAAAGATGTTAATTAAAGCAAAAGTGAAATCTGGGGAGGTTTCATTATATATATTTACATAAAGTTATTCTATATAACAATCTTAGATTGATTAAATATGTTAACTGATGAGAATTAATTATTAGGAGGAAAACATTTAATGAATTTTGAAATGATTGGCAAACTATCAATGCCAAAAGAAACTGATAATTTTAAACCTTATAGCGAACAAACATATGATTCTGGTTGGGTAAAACGTAGATTAGTATTCAATGCTATCTGTGGAGATAATAGACATTCTTTAACAGTAGATGCAGGTGCTTATGCAGATGGTCATGGTGATGTTTACACATTTACAAAATCTTATACAGATGATAATGGCAATAAAGTAAATGGTGAAACAATTCAAATTCCTTTTAAAGAAAGACTGACTTCTCCTAAAATTGCAGAAGTTGCTGAATTTAGAAAATTTGTAATTGACTTAGAAAAACCTAATAGAAGATACAAACTGGAAAAAGCACTGGATAATGTTTCTCATGGTGGTAATATGTCCGATGAGGATATTGCAGAACTGGAACTAGAAGATGGTAGCAAAGAAACAGTAGAAAAAGCACTTGAAGCAAGTAAGAAAAAACGTCACGAATATATTTCTGCATGGGATTTTGCTGAATTCATTAAAAAAGTAATTGATAGTGGCAAATATACAAATAAAAAATTCCTAATTAGAGGTAAATCTGAACATTCTTATTCTGATGATAAGGAAAAATTCTATGAAAATTTTGTTCCTCAGAGAATTTATCTTGCCGATGATGATGCAGAAGAAATGTCTGAAGCAACAATTGTAATGGTATTTGGTGAAGACGCAGTAGTTGATGCCGTAGAAGAAAAAGGCAGATATTATGTAAATGGTTATATGATGGAAAGAGATAATAACCGTAAAGCGAATATCCCTGTCCCTGTAACTATTGCAATTCCTTCTGCCCCTGAAGATGCTGATGCAAAAGCAAAGAAAAAAGTAGAAGTAATTAAAAACAAATTTGTTGTATCTGGTGAAAATTTCAGAGAATATGGTGCAATCGTTGATATGATTAATGGTGCTCAGAAAACAGAAATTACAGAAGATATGCTGACAGATGAACAAAAAGAAGACCTAGAACTGGAAATCATTACAATGGATGATATTAGAGCAGAACTTGGCAGTGTATATGGTGAAAGAATGAAAGAGTACAGATTTAAAAAACCTGCTCGTGGCTATACAAAAGGTAGCACTGAAACTGTATATACAACAGATGATATGGTTGTAAAATCAGTTGCCGATGAAGCAGTTGAAGATATCTTTGAAGATGACGATGATGACCTGTAATATCTGAGAAAGGAGAGAGGATATAAAATGGCTTTTAAAAAACCAGTAATTAATACAATTAAAGCAGATATTAAAAATCTGTCTATTTATCTAAGAAGTACAAAAAAGTTTGGTAAAACAACACTTTTTAGAGATGTAATTCTTGAAAAATATAAAGACCCTTCTCGTGGTCTACTAATTGGTTGTGGTAACGAAATTGGTTATAAAATGTTAGATAATCTGAATGTAACACAGGTTACTACATATAAAGAACTTGTAGAACTGATTGATTGGTTAATTGCAGAAAAAGGCAAAGAACATGATATTGAAATTGTTGCTTTTGATACTGGTGATGAACTTGTACTATTAGCAGATAAAGAAACAATTCGTCAGTCCAATCTTGAAAATCCTAATAAAAAAGCAAAATCCATTAAAGGTGCAATGGGCGGTTATACAGCAGGTGAAAAATACTCTGCAAACGATATTATTAAGCCTATGATGACTAAACTACAAAACGCAGGTTTTGGTGTATGGGTAATTGCACATACCAAATTTAAACAGATTAGAGAAAAAGGTGGTCTGGAAGAAGATGGTTACATGCAGTTAACATCCAATATGGGTGCAGACTATGAAGCTGCCTTTGGTGATATTTTTGACGTTACACTAACAGGCGTAATTGACAGAGATATCGAAGAAAAAGGTGATGGAGATAAAAAGAAACGTTACGTCAAAGATTCTATTAGAAAACTTTATTTCCGTGGCACACCTCTGATTGATGCAGGTGGTAGATTTGCTGATGGTACTGTACCTGAATATATGATTTTTGATAAACCTAATATGGGTAAAGAATTTGTTGAAGTAGTAGAGAAGGGCATGGAACAGTCTAAAACTGGTGCTGTTGCCGTTGCAAAAAAGGCTAAACCCATTCCAGTAGCAATGCCAGACCCCATTGATGAAGGTTTTGAAGAAGTAGAAGAAGAAATTGATGAACCCGTAGAAACAATTGAAGAAGAAACTGATGAAGTTCCTTTTGATGTAGATGAAGATGATTCTGATATTGATTCTGAATACCCTGATAACTTAGCAGATGTAATTCGTACTGAATTTAAAGCACTTAAAGATGCATCTCTGAAAGCACAAGTAAAAGCAATTATTGCAGAATATGGAAAACTAAATGATGTTCCTACAGATGGCTTGAAACGTATTTATGATGTAATGCACTAAAATAAATAAATGGGAGACTTTTATAGTCTCCCTATTTCAAACAAAGAGGTGAATATTATGTCAGCACCTAAATGTAGGGTTTGTGGGAAAAAAGTAGACAAAGTTACTGCATTTAAAATTGTAAACAATAGTGGCAGAAATGAGTATTACTGTACTGAAGAAGAATATCTTGAAAAGAAAAACGAACAAATGTTAAGAGAAGATACATACAGAAAAATATATGATATTTTTGGTGAAACTATTTCAGACAGTCGTTTTTATAAAGAAATGACTAATCTTCTTGCTTTCTACACTATGAAAGAAATTAATGATATTGTTACAGAAAATTTTGAAGAACTTATTATGATAATGACAAATAAAGACTTTGACACAAAGTTTGGCAAAATCAGATATTTCTTTAAAATTATTGCAACAAAATTAGAAAAAGCAAAAAAATTGAATCAGCCTGTGCAATCAAATTATATTCCTAAAGAAGTACAGGTTGATATGCCAGATATGAAATATAAACCTCGCAAACAAAGAGTATCACTTGAAGATATTACTATGGAAGTTGGTGAGGACGATTAAGAATAAAGGTGCTTTTATTTCTGGTGTTCCAGAAAAATATCCATCACAACTTCTGAAAGGCAGAATTGAGAATGAAGGTAATGTTGTAAGTTGTTTTTTCAAAGATATGTTACTTTTGGATGAAACTAACTTCACAAAAGATGACTTTATAACGAAAGATGGGCGTTTTTACTATGAATTAATGTCACATTTACGCAAAAAAGGCTTTTTTTCTCTCGATGAAATTACCATTTTATCCAACTGCAATGAAGAAGTTTTAGAGAGATTTGAAGAATGTGGTGGATGGGAAACAATTCAACATCAGATAAATATTATTAATGTGCAAAATTTTGATGTTTATGCTGATGTTTTATATAGAGAAAATATTATTTTAAAGTTACATGATGATGGTTTTAATTTATTAAAGGAAATAGAAATTCAAAATAAAAAAATTATCCCTATCAAAATATTCCGCAAAATGTCAGCAGAACAAGTAACTGATTGGTATGAAGCGAGAATTGCATCATATGGCACTGGCTATTCAAGCAAAGTTTTAGAAGAAGAAGAAATTGATTTTGACGATGAATTCTTTGATAATTGTGCAGAAGGGTTAGAAAATGGTGTCCCATTTGATGTTGGTGGAATAGATGATGAATTAAATGAAATCAACTGTTTCCCATTTTTATCAAGACAAATCAATGGTTTGCTTGATGGTACATTAACTGTTATGGCAGGATACTCAGGGACAGGGAAGTCTACTTGGTATGTCACTCTTATTATGGCTTTGCTTTATAGAGATAGAAAAGTATTAATTATTTCAAACGAAGAAAATGTAAAAAAATTCAAAATTAAATTTTTGATTTGGTTACTTGCTAAGAAAAATAGATACTACAATCTCACTAAAAAGAAACTTATGAGTGGCAATATTACCACAGAAGACAGAGAGCAAATGAAATCTGTTCAAGAATATTGGAGAGAAGAATTTAAAGGTAAACTGAGATTTATTTCCATTGCTGATGCAAATATGGGTGTTGTTAAAAAGAAAATTAGAGAAAATGTATTAAGACATGGATATGATACAGTTCTTTATGACACTTTAAAACTTGATTTCAATACAGCAGGAGATTCAAGAACTGACCTTGCATTGATTAAAGATACCCGTGATTTAGATGCTATTGCTAAAAAATA